ATCTTTTTGGTCTTGAGTGCTCAAACTTTTTTTTCTCGAGACGCTTTTTTTTTCTTGACTTATCTGGTCAATCTGTTAGAATACCCTTAGATTTTTGGTTTTCAATTCACATGAAAGGAGGGGAGCCGGTAATTCCATTAACTTCAATCTTTTACTTATGGAGGGCATGAATTATGGAAACAAAAGTCATTAGAGCACAACAGAGGTTCAAGGACGGTGATATGTCAAAGAAGCCGTTTGCCTGGGAAAGCCCACCGACAGACGAGAGTGGCGTTATTTCCCCTGGTATCTATGAAGTTTCCTGCTCGAGGACGGGATCAGAAAAAGCTCTGATTTACTTGCCTATTGAGTTACCGACAGATGATGGTGAGGTCATGGGCATGGATGCGGACCGGAGACTTCACCTTGTGCGCACTGGTCTTATCAAAGAGGGGCGAGACGATGCCTCTCAACAGTTGAGGGAAAGATACGAGACGGCTGAGCAACGTAGTAAGAGACTGGCAAAAGAAGAAGCCAGCTTCAAGGAATCACTGGCAGAACGTGTGATGGCCTACAGTGAGAAACATCCGGGTGAGGCCATTCCTGCTGATCTCATGGTCAAGTGGATAGAAGAGGCTAGGGAAGGTTAGTCACCGGACGGGCAGGCTACCTCAATTCATGGTCTGCCCGTTTTTTTAAGACTATCACTTGTGATTGTGATCACTTTCACATGGGGCACCATAGGGAGCGGGCATCGTCCCTACTCAGAAGCAAGCAGACTTTGTGAAAAGTTTCACGTTGCTGCCATGCTTTTAATAGACAAGATACCTTATTGCTTTTTAGTTTGAAGATAAGTGACAGAGCTTAGTTTTGAGTATGCCCTTGGGGGGTTTAGGAGTCCCGTTCCTGCCACCAGAGAGAGTGTGCCTTATCTCTCCCAGTACGCCTAATATCCAGTAGATATACAACAAAAAAATTCAAAAAATAGTGAATTACACAAAGTTTTTATCTTGACAAGCTCGGTTGGGTGTGTTAGAGTAGAAATACGGAAATTGCCAAACCATCCGGCGGTAGCCGTATATTCTTGTTTTTGGAACCACCATAGTGCTGAGGAGGTTGGCGTGAAGGTGGGAGATGTTAGTGTAAAGAGTTTCATTACTAAGATACCTGAAGTGTCGCCAGAGATAGTCGCTCATAAGGCTGCGATGGAGGAAGCTCTTGGTATTAAGATGGGGACTCTTCCTGGTGGTAATAGGCACAGAACAGAGGCTGGTAGACAGTGGGATCCCAAGGAGATAACTCCAAAGATGCAACGGCTTATGTATCTCCAATTATTCAATCCCACTGCGACTGCTGAGCAGCTTGCTAATATCATTGGTCTTAGTCCTACTCGAGTTCGTGCTATTCTTCGTAGTGATATGTATAAAGCTAAGTATCATATGCGGAGACTGGAAATTGAGCAGCTTGAGAACTCTAAGATACTGGAGGAGAGACAGAAATTTCAAGAGCTGCGTGATGAGATGATTAAAGCTCATGAGGAGTTATTGGAGCTTGATCCAAGTCGCTATCTTGGAAAGGAGTTAGAGGTAGAGAGACTACGGCAAACATCAATGACTACTCTCCTCAAGTTATCCTCAACAGAGCTTGATAGGATTGATAGGGCACTCTCCTTTAAGGATAGTAAGGATTCAGCGCAGGTTGGAGTAGAGGTTGAGCTGGATACGAGTGATCCTAAAAAAGCATATATGCGACTTATGACTGGATTCAAAAAAGGCACGAAATGATAGTTCCTTGGGTTGAAGAGATCAATTGGACAGAAGAGCAGAAGCAGGAGTTATTCAATAGTGTCTTCGGATGGACGCCTAGATTATCCAAAGGAGATGGATCAGAACATCCTCTTCAGGGAGAGACTACTGAGGAATTGTAAGGCGGATCTTTCTCTACAACGGTTCGTCAAAGAACAATTCTATAAGGATATTCTATTTGCTTTTAATGTAATCTTCTGGACATATGATCCTCGTTCACGTCCCCAGCACCTCCCTTTTATTACCTATCCCGAATTTCAAGATGATGCAATACTAGAACTTAACCATCATATTCAGAATGGTGTTGATCTCCTTATAGACAAGTCCCGTGATATGGGAGTTAGTTGGATTGTAACCACAGTCTTTCTCTGGAACTGGTTACGTCCTGAAGCAGGTAATGACTTTCTACTAGGATCTCGAAAAGAGCCTCTTGTTGATAAGAAAGGCAACCTTGACACATTAATGGAGAAGTGTCGTTATAATATTTATAAACTCCCTGACTTCCTTGTTCCAAAAGGATTTGATCCTAATAAGCATGATAATCATCTTCAGCTATTCAATCCTGAGTCTCGTTGTCCAATAACCGGTGAATCAACTAATGAGCACTTTGCTACTGGTGGTCGTTATAGAGCTGTTCTTTTTGATGAAGCTGCTAAGTGGGGATCTACTGCCGAGCCTGCATGGATATCTGCTGGTGACTCTACGCCTTGTCGAATAGCAGTATCCACTCCATTTGGTATGGGTACACATTTCTCAAGACTCAGATTCAGTAAGACTACTCGAGTACTCTCCTTCCACTGGTCTAAACACCCCAAGAAAGCTATTGGTGCATACTGTGATTTGGAGACGAAGAAGGTTCGATCTCCCTGGTATGATCAAGAATGCAAACGAAGAGAGGCAACACCTCTTTCCATTGGGCAAGAACTAGATATTGACTACGTCACTTCTGGTAGTCCCGCGTTCAGTACAGAATCTCTCAAGACTATTAATAATCTTTGTGGAGAGAAAAAAGGTAAAAGATATAACTTGGCTCACAATAGCTGGATTCCACATGAACGAGGTAAGTATATCTTATTTCGTCGTCCAGATCCAGAATGTCAATACGCCATCGGTGCGGACTGTGCTGAGGGCGTGGAAGGAGCTGATTACAGTGCTGCTATCGTTCTTAATCGTAACACTTTTAGTATTGATGCCGTGTATCATGCTAGAACTCCGCCGGATCATTTTGCGTATGATCTAATGACTCTTGGTTATATATATGGTGGAAGAGATAAGGAGAGGGGAGCATTACTCGGTATAGAAACTAACTCGATAGGACTCGGTACTGCTATAGAGTGTGAGAATCAGGATTACCCAAATCTTTATTATCACACTCATGAACATCTGTCAACAAAAAAAGTAACACAACAACTAGGGTGGAGGACAACGCGGTTAACAAAGAGGGTGCTGATAGCTAGTATCGAGTCCTATCTTTTTGACGCTACTCAATTTCACTACTTTATTCCCAAGATCGTAGTTGATGAATTAATGACATATGTTGTTATGGGAAGTCGTGGTGAGAATGTTAAATATGGTGCAGATACTGGATGTTTTGATGATCTTGTCATTGGTCTTGGAATAGCTCTAGTAGTACATCAGTTTGCCCCTCTGAGGCAGAAGAGGATACTGAAGTTAGTTGGTCCTCATATTATTGAGAAGGATAGGACTAAGATACCTACAGTTCATGATAGATGTATGAATACTTTAAAGAAGAAGCAGCTACGAAGGACAGCCGACCCTTTATATTAGGAGGAGAGTCTTATGAAGATAAAGGTAGCATTAACTTTGGACAATACTGTGGATACTCAAAAGACTACAGCTACACAAGTTCCTGAATGGTGTAAGGCTGCATCTGTTGAGGTTCCACAGATAGCGGATGGAGCTGTTACTCTAGAGTATCTTCCTGCTTCTAGTGCAACAGCAGCTACTTTGGCTCCTACTAATGACACTGGTTGGTTGACAGTACAGGCTGTTGTTGACAGTGTTGGGCCTGCTCAGGCTGTCCTTGCCAGCGGTGCTGATCCTGCCTGCGCTGACTTCACTAAGCTCATTCGTGGTCTTGGTGATGGATATATAAGGTTCTCTGCAGCTGCTCAGTCTGGAGCAACAACGTGGTATGTAAACTTCTCGGATTAGTAGATGATTACTCAGGGACTTGATTTCAGTATTGACATTACAATAGATGACCAGAAGTCCTCATCTGTAGAGATTCCTGGATGGGTGAAGACTGCTGTTATTAGAGTACCTAGTCTTGATAATTGTACTCTAACTGTGGAAGTAATTGCAAAGGGAGATGCAACGTTAGCTAAGTTGCTAGCCAGTAATGATACTGATTGGTTGCAAGTCTATAATGCTGATGGTTATACTGATGTTCTTGGTCTTGGGCTTGATCCTGCTTGGGTTAATATATCCTCGTATTTAGAGGGATTACCTACTGGTTGTCATATGAGAATAGCAACTTCAGTAGCTCAGACAGCCAATAGAGAGTTTGAAGTATTTTTTAAGCAATAAGGAGGGGAGATGCCACCATCGTTACGAGTGGCAGTGTTAAGAGATGATAATAGGGTTGTCTCTTATCTTGCTTATGATAGATTTATGAATACTCTTATCTCAAAGGTACTAAGAGAGATTCCTGATTTTAGGCGTAGGTTGTTTCTCTCTAGGAATAGGATGGATGAAGAGATAGCTGCTGCTATAACTTCTGCTGCTTTGGATCTTAGAAAGGATCTATTTGCAGTTGGTCTTAAACCCGCAACATGGTTAAAGTAATATGTCAACAGCTCCGCCAAGTGTAGCTCATTATCAAAGATTACAGGGTTATTCAAAAGTAGTACATAATCTTGTATTCAACCGGAATAGTGGCGAGTTTGAGGTAATGGAGCAACCAACGACAAGTAGTCCTGCTCCAGCTACCAATCCATCGTATTCTCTTAGTTATACAGATGGTGCACTTACTCAAGTTGATATGACTGTAGGGGGAATTACCTATAGAAGAACTCTCTCTTATACTTCAGGAGCGTTGACTGGAGTAAGTGCTTGGGTTGAGTTATGACACAGGATATTCATTGGCGTAATGAGGTGTTACGTCTATTAACAAAGATAGTCAAATTATTAGAAGGAGGGCAGGATGAAAAATCAACTGATAGCTGTGCTTCTGGGAGCGTTACTCCAGATGTTGAATCCAGAGACACTGAAGAGATTTGCTGACGCTGGTCTTGATGCCATTGAGGATGCTGTTGCAGAGAGTGAGAACACCTGGGACGATATGGTGGTACTTCCTCTTTGTAGTCAGATCCGTGTGGCATTCGACATTCCCGACAATGATGTTCCTGCGTAGGAGGTGATTTATGGCAGATGAGGTCTTTGTTTATAACAGTGACATCGTTGGTCTTTACAATAGGATCAACAGATTTATCGAGGAGGTTTACAAGAGTGTATCTTCCTCAACAAGCCAATACAACGCATTTGATCAGACCAGACTCCGGACGTATCTGGATGCCATTGATGCTTATCATGCCTGGGTGATGAATCAGCCGCATCTGGACTTGCCCGAGACACATCCTCGACAGTATCCACTTGAAGCTGCTCCTGAGGTTGAGGATACTGAAAATGAGAATGTCAACGATCTTATGCGAATGTTCTCCTTGGCAAGAGATGAGTTGACCAACTCCCAGAGTGCAAGAGATGGTGCTCAGTTGAATATGTTCGACTCCGGAAGATTGAAGGCCATTACTGAGAAGGCTAGGAGATTCCTAGAGGATTACATTGTTCCCTCGACTCCGCTGGATCTGCCAGAGAGTTCCCCGCAGGAGATCGTGAGTGGTCCTGGTAGAACTGGTGTGTAATGGGCTGTCCACAGAAAGGACATTGTACGAGTGAGGATCGCTTTGAATTGAAAAGAAGTGATGGGGCGATCTTCATTGTGCATGTATGCAGAAGATGTGGAATACTTGTAATGACACCAGAATTGTTAGGAAAGTTGAAAGTCAATCGTTTTCAGATTTACGGGCGTAAGGATGACTGAGGTCGGGATAAAACTTTTCTGGTCGTTTGTAGTAATGATTTTCTTGCCAATATTGGCATTGATGCTGATTGCCTTGTTAGATAGGTGAAAGGAGTAAAAAGTGGCAAAAGTAGAAGATAAATTCAACGTAGTAGCAAATATTGATCTTGTAATCACAAAGATTGGAGATACCAGTGAGAATCCTTGGTTTGAGCTTCACGGACCTGAACTCAAGTATTTCAACATGGATTATCTCCAGATCACTGGTGTCATACAAGCAATCGAGAGTCTGGCCCAGACTTTGGTGGATTTTGGCTTTGCTGGTGCGGAAGCGATTGGCTTTGACCCTGGAGAGGTCGAGAAGGCCAAGAAAGTAGGAAAGAAAGAGAAATAACTACTCCACCAGAAATAGTCAGGATTCGTGGTGGATGCAAGTATTTCGGTGTCTACGATGAAGATGGGTGTCCATATTGGGTCTGTGAGCATTCATCTTCAAAAGCTCCATTTGATATGGTTATATGTACTAGGCCAAGTTTATGTAAGCATTTTGAGGTGAATGATGGCATGGACTGATTCTGTAGAAAGTGTCAATGACACTGCACAAGGTTTATATGTGAAGTATAAATTCGTGCGTGATGGCACTGGAACTGTGAGGTATTCTGAATTTCGTTATAACAATGCTGCACAGAGGACTGCCGAGGAATCTGCAAGGATAGCAAACAAGAAAACCAAGCTGGAGTTAAAGTATAGTGTCCTAAACGGGTTTTCACAACTTTATATCAACAATCCTGATCTGGCATCTGAGCTTGAGGAAATAATTCGTGCTGGCATAGTCGCCATTAGAAACAGTCCAGCAGTTACGTTTGAAGCAGCGCAGACTTGGTATGATACCAATTATCCCGATGCAACCTTCAAAGCAAGTAAGTTTTTCGATACTGCCAGAGCGTGGTTAAGGCAGGAACTTGGTTATGTTCCAACTTGGGATCAGTTCAAGACGTATGTAATTAATCATCAGTTTGTGGGAGTTGATGGATAATGGCTACTAACAGGTATGTAGATAGCGCAACTGGGAGCAATGGCGACAACGGCACAACTCAAGCTCTAGCATGGGCGACTATTGAGTATGCACTGGAATCAGGGGCTTTGTCTGCTGGTTATGATGTGTGGGTGCGAAGGAATCATAGTGAGACACTTGCTACCGATATTGATTGTGCTTATGATGGTGAAGTTAATAATCCTATCCGAGTTCTTTGTTGGCCCCGCCCTGCTATTCCTAACACTACCATCACTCAGGCAGATTGGACTAATGGAAGCAGGGTAGTTGATAATGTAGTTGGTATAACTCCTACAAGGAGAGATCATCAGGCACGATGGGTCACGGCTCCAGACGGTAATAAGTATCTCATAACTGCTGTCTTGTGGGAAGCTGGAGTGGACGGCATGGCAGGAGGTTCTGAGTTTACTGTAGGTGAGCGGCTTTATAATGGCACGACTGCACAGTATGGTAAGCTGTGGGGTTTTACAGATAATGAGGACACTACTGGGACCATTCAGTATGTAAGGGCTATGACAGCATGGGCAGATAACCATAACATAACTGGAAGCTCCGGTGGGGATGCAGAGATAGATTCTGGTGGCGAAACTGCGGTTGGATTTCTGATAGAGCGTGAATATGTAGGATCTACAGTAACTGGAACAAATGGCAAGTTTCAAATTGAAGCTGATGAATGGTATGCAGAAAGACCCGCTGATGTGGATGGTTGGGACAGTGACGACCATACCTTGCCGCTTCTAGACTGGAATAGTGCTAATGCTAGACTTGACCTTGCTAGTGCTCGTTGCCATGAATTTCATGGTGTGGATCTTATTAATTCTAATAATAGTTCAGCTATGGTAGTTAGCTCTGGAACATGTACTTATACAGTTTTTCGTGGGTGCTTATTTTACCAGAGTAATAATACACGAACCTTATATTTGGGAACTTCAGTGACATTCGTTAGATTTACTGTAGAAGGAAGTGGCGCAGGAACAAGTCAAAAGGCTGGTTTGATTGCTAGTAATGTGAGATTTTGGGATGGGTCAATATATAACTTGGGTGATGTAGGTTTGGATGGTGCAGCTCAGATGAATCTTAGTAATCTTAATATTGGCATCGAAGTTCAAAATGGTGACGATGATATTAATCTGACTGGTAATGAAAATGATATTGTAGGCAGTGATGTAGCGTTAGGTGCTTATATTGGTGGATTTGATCCTGTCGTACCCTATTATTTTGATTTTGAAGATTCTGCTGGTTTTGAGAATTTTGGAAAGGTTTTGGGAGAACATACATCTTATATAACTGGAATGACTATTGCTAAGACAGCAGTCTCAGGAGAATATCCGAATAAGAAGGTTTCTGATTATGTAATCAAGATTACTCGTCTTGATGCAAATAATTATTATATAACTCCAGAGGTTTTCCCAGCCATCTTCACCCACGAATTTGAAGCCACCACAGACAGTAAATCATACAAGTATTGGATCTTCAACAACACTGGCAGCACGATAAACAATGGTAATGCCAAGCTAGATATATTCCTAGAATGCGAGTATGTGTCTGCTTATGACGATACGACTGAATATGTATTCACCAAGCAATATTCCACCCAAGCAACCATAGCGAATAGACAAAATGCGAACGATTGGGATTATCTAGAAGTAACAAGTATTGCTCCTGCTGTAGCAAGCAAAGTAAGAATAAAATGTTATGCCAGTTTTGATCCAGGTGCAGCGGGTGAGCTTTTCATAGATCCTGCGGTGGTGATTACTTAATGGCCGTAAACGATCCAGTATGGAGTTATGGTGTTTGTAAGCTAATTACTAGCAGTGGAGCAACTATTTCTGATGGAGATGATGTCTGGAGTTATGGAGTTGACATTATTCGACATGAATTTGCTGCTCCACCAGTAGGAAGGACCACTAAGAATACAGATCCATGGAATCTAGGACAGAGACATGGGGAGTCATTTAGGATGGTAACATGAAGATACTTCACTGGTTGAAAAAGGAGAATAGTGGATTATTTTACACTACTGTGGAGTTGGCTAAGTATGAGGAGCGGTTAGGTCATTCTGTAGCTCTACGCACACCGAAGGAGAATCAGACTTTCTATGGTTTCACAGATGATGATTGTGATATTCACTGTGTTCATAGTCAGATTAATCCATATTATTATAAAGATCAGAAGCCAAAGTTGTTATTCCTTCATGGTGAGCCAGATTATGGTATGCTTCACAAGATTAGTACTCAAGCTATTATGGATCTCATGCCTCGTATGGACGCCTTTATAGCTTTTAATCCAGATGAGGCAAGAATTTGGTCATCATTCATGAGAACTTATACTATTACTAAAGGCATTGATCTTGAGAGATTTAAGCCTAAGAAGATTGAAAAGAAGTTGACAGGAAAGCCAGCTATTCTTTATTGTGAACATTGGAGAACATTTAGGCATCCTCTTCATGCTTTGGTAGCTCTGGATAAGGTTAGTAGGAAGATTCCTAACATGAGATTCTATCCATTTGGCTGTCCTGAGGGAGATCAAGAATTTTGGATGCGTTTAATTAAGACAAATCACTTTACTGTATTTACTCCTGGTATTTTCAAGAGACAGTCTAATATGTGTGGACTTATTAATATGGCTGATATTGTAGTAAGTCCAGTCTTTCCATCTTATGGCCGTGTCAGCTTAGAGGCTCTTGCTTGTAATAAGCCTGTGGTAGCTTATAAGACTAATCCCCATGCTGATTACAAATGCGAGCCTTATGATCCTGACGATATGGCAGAGAAGATTAGTCAGTGTTGGGAAGATAGGCCTAATCATCAAAGACAGTATGCAGAAAAGAATCTTAGTGCGGAGACAATGGCTAAAGAAGCTATAGACATATATAGGAGATTCATCTAATGTCTATCCAGAAGAATGTAGCAAGTCAAAAAGTATCATGGCTTATGGTAGATGCGACAGATTTTGCAACTCCTGAAACTGGAATATCTGTAACTGCAAAGTATTCCAAGGATGGAGGAGGCTTATCTACCTGCTCAAATACTGTAAGTGAAGTCACTTCTGGTTTGTATGTTATTACACTGGCTGCTACTGAGACCAATGCTGGTGTTGTGGCTCTCCAAATGACTGGTACTGGATGTGCTGCTCAATGGCTTATCTTTTATCCTGAAGATGGTTATGCTGCGAAGTTAAGCTCCATTCTTAATGATACTACAAGCATTTTGATTGATACTACCAGTGTCTTAGTGGATACTGGTACAACCTTGGAGAATCGACAATCTAGTATCCTGGATGCTGTTAATTCGATACTAGCTGACACTGGAACTACCCTAGAGAATCGTACTGTTAGTATCTTGGCGGATACAACAGATATTCAAGATAATTGGGCGCAGGTAGTCTCTGATCTTAGTAATGTAGAATCTATTGTTACAGTATTGGGAGGAGATTCTAATAATATAACATCAATTTTATCAGATACTAAGTCTATTCTGAGTACGGTTACTTCAATTCTGGGAGATACTGGAACAACGCTTGAGAATAGAACTGTGAGTATACTAGCTGATACCACGGATATCCAGGATAATTGGGCACAGGTCGTATCTGATATTAGCAATGTTGAGAGTATAGTAGCTGTTCTTGGAGGAGATTCTGATAGTATTAGTTCAATCTTAGCGGATACAAAATCTATTCTAAGTACTCTTGATGGACCTATCTTAAGCACTCTTGATAAGATTGATAGTACAATTGATGGGCCAGTTGCTAGCAATCTTTCAAATATTACTAGCATTGTTGGTGTATTAGGTGGTGATTCAGATAGTATTAGTTCAATTCTAGCTAAGACTACATCTATCCTAGCTGATACAGCTGATATACAACCAGAATGGGCGCAAGTAGTATCTGATGTGAGTAATATCGAAAGTGTTGTTGGAGTATTGGGTGGTGATACAAATAATATTACGTCTATCCTGTCTGACACTAAGTCTATTCTTAGCACTGTAGCATCTATCCTAGTTGATACAGGAACTACTCTTGAAAATAGGACAACAAGTATTCTTGCAGATACAACAGATATACAGGATGATTGGGCACAAGTTGTTAGTGATGTGAGTAATATTGAGTCTATTGTAGCCGTTCTTGGTGGTGACTCTGATAGTATCAGCTCTATCTTATCAGATACAAAGTCCATTTTAAGTACATTAGACGGGCCTATTACTTCTATGCTCTCTTCGATAGAGTCAACTGTAAGCTATCTTGAAGGGGCAGGAGGGGGAGACTGGGGAGCAAAGGAGAAGGCACAGATTAGAAGTGCTCTTGGTATCAGTGGTGCTACTTCTGCTCTTGAGGCTTATGGTGTTAAGTCTGCTATAGATGAAGTTCTTAGCACTATTGACGGACCGATTACCTCGATGTTGTCCTCAATCGAATCTACAGTTAGTTACCTTGAGGGGGCTGGGGGCGGTGATTGGGGAGCTAAAGAAAAGGCGCAAATAAGATCGGCATTAGGTATCAGTGGGGCCACATCGGCTCTTGAAGCATATGGTGCAATCTCAAGACTAGATAATGCTGTATATGGTCTTGATGCTCTTGAAACTTTAATTTCAGACGTACTATCCACTCTTGATGGGCCGGTGGATAGTAATCTATCTAACATTGAATCAATAGTAGTAGCTCAGGGAACTGCTGGTGCTGCAGACTGGACAGAATCAGAGCGTAAGCAGATAAGGAGTGCTCTTGGTGTTACTGGAGATCTAAGTGCCCTAGCTGCATATGGTACTAATTCTAGATTGGATAATGCTACTTATGGATTGAATGCTCTTGAGACTATTGTTTCTGATATTCTTAGTACCTTAGACGGGCCTATTGATTCAGCAGTTACTCAAAATACTGGACTTATTAGTGATGTTCTTTCTACTGTTGACGGTCCAGTGCTCTCTACTCTTGATAGAAATCAGACTGATCTTGACTCACTTCTAGCTGATGTCGCTTCAGTCTTGACAGATACTGCTACAATTAGTAATATTCCAACAACGGACTTGAGTGCTGCTGTTGGAAGTATTCTTGATGATACATCAAAGATACTATCTACGATAGATGGTCCACTTGACTCTGCTATCACCCAGAATACTGGCTTAATCAGTGATGTCTTATCAACAGTTGATGGACCTGTTCTTTCAACCTTGGATAGGAATCAGGGAGATCTTGATACGATCCTGGCTGATACGGCAACTATTAGTAATATTCCTACTACTGACCTTAGTGCAGTTGCTAGTTCAATTCTAACAGATACGCAGGCAATATCTAATATTGCAACTGATGATCTTAGTGGAGTTGTGGCTAGTATCCTGGCTGATACACAATCTATCCTTTCTACTATTGATGGGCCGTTAGACAGTGCTGTTACTCAGAATACAGGTCTCATTAGTGATATTCTATCGACTCTTGATGGTGCTAGTATTAAGCCTGTTACAGCAGAGCCAAGTGCTGGTGCTCCATCTGCTACTGCTCCAACAGGTAGTAAGATTGATTATCTGTATACAATATTTAGGAATAAGATTGAAACGACATCAGCTACTCAGAAGGTCTACGATGATGCTGGGACTGGTGTCTTGTTCAGTTGTGCTGTTAGTGATGATGGTACTACTTTTACCAAGGGTGAGCACGCTTAATGGCTAATCTTGATACTGAGAATAAGCGTAGGAGTGTTACTGGAGTTATCGGGTTATTCACAATTCCTCCAGTTCCAGACAGCACTCTTAATGCTAATGATAGGATGCAGTCTACTTATCTGTATTCTGGGATTGCCCCTGGTGCTCTTGCTCTTATCTGGATGCAGACAACGATTGTTGGTGATGAGGTCTTGTCTGGACAGATTGTGGCTATTGTGGCTAGTATGAAGCTTAATACTCTTAGAATTGTTACTCTCAAGACTGGAGCTACTCAATCTGCTGCTGGAGCTGCTCCTAGTGAGGTTTGGGCTACTTCTGGTCATGCCACACTACCTGATAATGTTATGATGATTGGAGTATAGTATGAATGGGGAGGTAATTCAATATGTGTATATTGCATTGTTCGTTGTTGTTGCTTGGGCTACTCTTTTGCTTCTTGGCATTGTTTGGCATTACGAAAGGGTAATCAAGTTATTAGCTAGACAAATATCTCAGCTTACAGAGAGTCTTGATAGAGCGCATGCCAAGATGATGTCTGTCGATTATGAAAAATTTGCTGAGCTTGATATAAGAGCAAGAGCAGAGGCTGCAGCAGCATATACGACTCTTACGAAAGAGGTAAGTGTTACTGATGAATTTGGTCAGCTTATACAGGAACCTCAATTAAAGAAGGTATGGGATTACTATGGCGACGGCAGTCAAGGAAGGTAATAATTTTGTTCAGCGATTGATGAAACTTAAGGCTGAGAGAGTGGAGGCTGCCCTTAGAGATAAGGAGCTTCTTGACTTCTCTAGGAATAAGTTTGCTCTTGCTAAACAGCTTCGTAGAATATTTGAAATTCGCTGGTATATCAATAGAGCTTTTTACAAAGGGGAGCAGTATGTCTATTGGGATACCAGTTATGGTGGTCTTAATAGACATCTTACTTCTGATACAAGAAGGATACGTCTTACTGATAATCAGATTCGCCCTCGTGTTCTCAAGCAGCAGTCTAAGTTACTTCGTCTTCGTCCTCGGGCAGAGGTACTACCTGAGACCACATCAAGAGAGGATATAGATGCTGCAAATCTTGGTACAAGTCTCATTAAGCATCTTCATAGAAAGTTGAAAGCTCCTAAGATTACCAGAGATCTTGCTAACTGGGTTACTATTTGTGGTAATGCTTTTGTTGTAGATTTCTGGGATAAAGATAAGAAGGAAGTTGCTCTTGAGGTTGACGGTCCATTCTCCTGGTATTTTCCAACTATTAGCTTTGGCCCTTGTGAAGTTGAGGATATGCCGTGGGGAATTAGAGCCAAGTTACGGACTATTGATTGGATCAAAGATAAGTACGGTAAGGATGTTACTCCAGAGAGTTTTTCTGCAGATCAGAATATACTGATGTTAATGCGTGATCTTGATATGAGTGTATCTGGTATGGAAGTCGCTCATGTTCCATCTGCTATTGTGAAGGAGATATACATCAAGCCAACCAACAAGTATCCCAAAGGAGAATACTTTGTAGTAGCCAACAATGTTATGTGCCATAGGGGAAAGTTTCCTAATTATGGCACTCCCGAGGAACCAGTATATGAGTATCCTGTTACTCACTTTAGGGATATAGTTATACCTGGATTACTTTGGGGCCAGGCGACGATGGAGCAAGCTATAGACTTGCAGAAGGACTGGAACCGAGTACGTAGTAGTGTTATTGAGTGGGTGCGTACTATGGCAAAAGGGAAGTGGCTGGCAATTAAAGGCCAAATGCTTTCGCCGACAGCTATTGATAATGAGCATGGTGAGGTTGTTGAGTTCTCCTTTCATCGTGGGTTTGTCCCCCAACAAGCCAGAATAACGCCTCTGCCCCAAGCTACTTTTCAAGCAATGGAGATTAACCGTCAGTCTATGATGGATTTATTTTCTCAGCACGAAGTTACTCAAGGACAGAATCGTAGTGACTTGCGATCTGCTTCTATGGTAGCTATGTTGTTAGAGCAGGATGATACTACACAGGCTGTGACATATCAAGACTTTGAGGATCAGTGGGCTGCTGTTTGGCGTCATGTATTATTGATTGCTCAGAAGAGGTATTCAACAACTAGGACTTTGAAGATAGTGGGTGAGGGACATGATGTGAGAGTTCAATCTTTTGTTGGTGCTGATCTTAAGAATAACACTGATGTTCATGTTGAGACTGGTAGACATCTTCCTGAGAACAGGCTGACTAAGCAGGCTCTTATTATGGAGAGATTCCAAGCTGGTCTCTATGGTCCTCCACAAGATCCTCAAGTTACTAGCAAAGTTCGTAGACTCCTTGATGATGCGCTTGAAGAGGATATCTACGATGATGTTAGTGCAGATCAGTATGTTGCTCAGAATGAGAATCTTATGATGCGTGTAGGTATGGCTATTCCTATTAATAGTTATGATAATGATATGATTCACTTGGCAGAGCATGATAGGGATATTAAGCGTCCTGAGGTGCAGGCTATGTTAAGAAAGCCAGGTGGAGATAATATAATGACTGCTTTCATGCAGCACAATCAACAGCATACTGAAAGGTTACAACAACGGCAGATGCAGATGATGCAATTACAAGGAGGGCCAAATGCCGTACAAGGTGGAGTACCGCAAAGACAATCCCAGAGATCGCCGGTTCTGCCTGGTGCGTAGAGATGGTTCTACCAAGTCTTGTCATAGTTCTAGGCAAAAGGCGAATATGGTAGCTGCTATGATAATCGCTACAAAGGAGGGGAAGGATGGATTTACGAGAGGTAAGTAAAAGAGTAGATTCCAAATGGAGGGAGGTGATAGATACTTACAGTGACTTCATTGATAAGTTGATGGCGTTTCAGAGTATAGCCCCTGATATACCAATAGACTTCCTTGGTCCCGGAACTCAGATGGTGTATCAGCTAAGGCTACATAGAAAGAGTGCCGCAGATGTACTTGATGATATTCATAGAGTTCGGGTGCAATACGGTGATCTTTCTATCATTACGCCTGAACAACCAGAACCTACAGCCCAGCCTGATGATAGCGAGCAACCGATTAGTGGTAAGGTTACTACCGACAAAGAGCAGAGCACTGAGTCTGCGGACGGTAGTATTGGTGTCTCACGCTCTCCTACTACTAAGAGGACTGATATCTCAGGGGGATAACTGGAGGAGGACTCATGGCGATTAAGTTGGGTAAATATACCGTCGACATCAAAGATGCTGATGGTAAGGTGTTGGATCAGTTACCCGATGAGCTTCCAGTGATAGACTTTGACGGTAATACAGTCACGCTCTCAGAAGCGAGGTCTGGGTTTATGCGTCATGATGACTATACTCGGAAGACAACGGAGGTAGCTGAAGTGAGGAAGTTGTTGAACGATCTCGGCATTACTGATCATAGGAAGGGTGCCGATATTCTTCGTGGAGGACTTGCTACTCTAGCTGAACTGGAGGAGTTAGGTGTTCTCAACTCCAGAGATGGTAGTATCGTTCATGAAGCTCTGAGACAAGCTGCCTCTAGTAGTGATGATGATGACGATCTTGTTACTACGTCAAGGAGGAAGACCTCAGAACAACTTCGTGAAGAGCAAGCACTCCAGAATAGACTCCAAAGTCTGGAGAGAGGGTTAGGCTCTGTATTGGCGGTCATGACACGGCGTGATCTCCGCGCTGCCTATCCTGGTATGGACGAGGATATGCTGGACTTCATAGAGGCCCAACATCGGGATAATCCTCGTTATACTCCAATGGAATATGCCAAGGCTTTGGAAGAGAAGCTAAGGAAAAGGGACCAGGCGGCTATTGATAGATACGAGGAGCAAAAGCAGAAAGAGAAGGAAGATGCACTGACTCGTGAACCTGGAAAACCAGGGGTTGACCTGTTTACTGAAGATGTTACATTCAGTATGATGCCAGAGAGACACGAGGGTAAATCAGTGATGACTCCTGCTCAGGCTGCCTCCAAGTATCTTGAAGGTGCGTTAGCAAGAGAGGAGTAATAGTAGTGGCTTACACTGGTTCAACGGCTGCGATATTGAGCAACTACAGTTACGTTCTCAAGACCTTCTATCTTCCTGCGATTAGAGAGCAGATCAACAATGCTACTGTTCTCCTTAATCGGTTGAAGAGGAATACTGAGGATGTTGCTGGCAAGGATGCTACTATTGCAGCTCATTATGGTCGTAACCTTGGGACGAGGGCACTCCCTGATGGTGGGGCACTTCCCGATGCTGGCTATCAGAAAGTCATCACAACCATCGTCCCCATGAAATACAACTATGGTCGTATCACCGTGTCTGGTCCGACTATCAAAGCTACCCGTACTGACAAGGGAGCATTTGCCAAAGCTATTGATTATGAAATGAAGGGGCTGATTCGTGATGTTTCCAAGGACATCAATCGACAGCTCTGGGGATCTGGCTATGGCATCCTTGCAAGATGGGGCGTGACTGATAGTGGTACTGCATACCAGCTTCAGAAGGCTTATCTTCCTGCTGCTGGTGGTGCTGGTTTTGGCTCTACCTTTGGTTCCAAGTACATCATGCCCGAAGGAGCTACTGGTATGGACTCTACAGTCGTGGTCTATACTGGTGGTGGTACTAATACCATTGCTGTAGATGCCAGTAATCTTGCGCCCTCTGCAGTTACCGTAGGTACTCTTACTGATACAATTACCGTGACTGACCCCTCAGTAACTGAGGCTGCTGGCACTGTGTATATCAAGGGAAGTGCGGCTGGTACTACGACTATATCTGGTACTGGTGCTTCCTCCTCTGCCCCCGTGCTTCGTCATGAGATGATGGGACTTCACGGCATTGTCAATGATCTTAACCCTGGGTCCGTCTTTACTACTGCAGGACTAACCTCTACCAACTATGGCCTTACCTACGATGCTGGCCTTCAAGGACTACCGGTAGCAACATATTCGTTCTGGAAGGCCAATGTGTTCTCCCATACCAGTGGTAGATATGCTGCTCAGAGAGCTTTGACTACGGAGATGATGCAAGAGTGTGTTGACGCTGTTGAGGCTCAGTTGGCAGACGATACTGGTAATGCTCTTCAGCCGACAGCTATGGTGACTACTAGGGCTATCCGTAGGAAGTATGCCGAGCTGTTAAAGGCTGACAAACGGTGGGTGGACTGGAAGGTCATGGATGGTGGTTTCAAAGTCCTGGAGTTTGACGGCATTCCACTGTTCGTTGACAATGATGCGGTTGACGGTGAGATGATGTTCCTCTATGAACCAGCTCTCCAGATTTACATGATGAGTGATATGGAGTGGATGGAAGAAGATGGTCATATCCTTACCAAGATTGCTGGATATGACGCATATGAGGCCATCCTCTTCTGTTACTGGGAGTTGGGCTGTAGTCGGCGTAATGTTCAGGCCGTTCTCACCGACATTAGTTACTAACCTTCTCTTAGTATCCTCTAGTTGGGGGAGTTAATTCTCCTCCTTCTAGAGGGGTCAACTGTGGTGAGGAGACACCAATGATTCGAGACTATAATATTGCATGGAGAACCAAGAGGACGTTCATTCCTGCTGCTGACTTTCTTGGAATCTCAGTAGATAGATTGGCGTCTCTTGGTGCTGGCGCTGCTGTCTTTCAGGAGATGGTTGCTGCGGCAGAACTGTCTGGGTTGGCTATTGCTGCTGATGGAGATGAGATCTATACGTTCCTTCCCATTCCCTGGGATCTTGACAGGAACGAGCCTATTAGGTTCCGCATATGGTTTCATCATACATCTACTGACGCTGACACTCCAATCTGGAAGGTATTCTATCAGTTCTTTGCCAAGCAAGCAGCCCTGGGCGATGCTATTGCCAATACTGAGGAGACTATCACTTTTGGTGCTCATACTTGTAGTACAACAGCGAACACTCTTGAAGTTACAGCGTGGAAAGAGTCTGCTAGTCAGAACGATATTGCCGCTGCTGATTTTGGAATGGCTATTGCTGTTGAGTGTGATACCATGAGTGGGTCTGCAAATGAAATCAGTCTCATTGGCCTTGAGTTGGAGTACACTCTTGGTGGTGCTTCTGAGGGGACTAGGAAGAGGACATCCAATGCTCCAACTACTAACACTGGAGTAGACAGCTAACAATCGGGCGGGCCGGTAGCTAGGTCATAAAAGGTTCCCCTCCTTGCTTGGCTACCTGGCTCGACCCCCCTATTGGAATAATACTATGGCTGATGATATTGTAAAAGAATTAGCTAAGCGTCCTGGTTATAGAGACTACATGAGAAGTGAACCCACTACTAGTGGTCTCAAGGAAGTAGCTCCTGAAGTCTTTAAATACTTTGGCCCCAAGGCTGCTCTTCATAGAGCTTTATATCCTGCTTTTGAGGAGAAGCCAAAGTTGAGTGAGTTAAATTGGCGTGATATTGGTAGACAGTTGAGAGAGGGAGAGGATATAGGCCTTGAAGTAGATGAGCCGATGATAGGTACTATTCCTGGTGTTAAGAGAGTCTTTCAGGCAGTTCAAAGAGGAGAGCTCACTAAGAAGGGAACTCCTATTATCCAGAAGGTTGAGAAATGGTTTGACCCAAAGTATCGTGGAAGATTATGGGAAGCTCCTCCTGGTTCTCAGCCTGAAGGTGGTGCATATGGTCGGTATTATAAATTCAAAGGACAAGCCCCTGGCGCTGGTGTCAAGGCTGGTTTTACTGAGGGTGAGCGACGAATGTTAGGTACTTTAGCGGCTGAACATGGAAAAACAGGAGAGAAGGCAGGAATGTATCTATTTAATACAGATCCTGTTCTTCGTAAGTATATGCCAAAGATGTATACCACTCCTGGTCAAGGCCGTTATTTTATGAGTGAAGCTATTGATCATCTTGATTGGGATGATATTCGTCATCTACCTATTGAGGAGCAGCGAAGATTATATATAAATTGGTATAAAGGGGCTAAAGAGCTTGCTGAGAGAATGGGAGAACTTGGCTTTGAGATTGGGGATATAGGAACTAAGAATGTTGTTATGACTAGAAGTGGAGCACCAAAGATACTTGATCTTGGTATACATCATCCCGCTGCAGCTGCTCAACAGCCACAACACACAGCTGGTTCGCAACTTCGATCCTTAGTAGGATTAACTCGTTGGAATATGGTAGATGGAGCTAGGCCCAATTTTAATAGTTTTGAAGCGAGTGAAAAGGCTGTCGAGCTATTGAATAAAGGACAGCTAACTGATGATATGTTGAAGTCTTCAAGTTTTTGGGAAGATCTTGGAGGCGTTCCTACTACTACTCCAACAAATGCCGAGGATGTTTTTCGTCCTCTTGAGCGTGTTAGTTCAAAAAGACAAGTGTCTCCACAACCTCCTGGAACATCACCTACTGCTGCCAAGTCTCCTCTCCCGTCCCAACCACTATTTGATCCCAGTGATATTAGAAAAGCATTAGAAGCTATTCCTAAGTGGGAAGATATTCGAATAATGGATAAAAGGAATGTGACAATGGCGGATAGAAGTAGATGGTGGAGTTTTAAACCTCTAGTTAGACGGGAAATAGAGAAATTGGTCTCAGCAACTGGACGGAGCAAAAAGATTAAGAAACGGGGCAAAAAGATTAAGAAGAGACTGCAAGTTATGAATAACGTTACGTTAAAAGGAAAAGTTCCTTATATTCCTGAGAATCTAAATAAGTTTCAACAGGAAGAGTTTGCTGCTAGACTTGCTAGGAGGTTAATGGCTGGATTTGAGGAGGGGACGTTTGATCCTACTAGGGCTATGGATATTAAGGGACATCCTCAGTGGTTAAAAGATACTCCAACAAGATATGGGATAAAGATAGAGAATCCAGCGTCTCCATCGCAGGGAGTAATACAACCAAGATTCATGGGTAATCAAGAACTTTTCCAAGAGATGGAGGCTGCTAAAGGATTCCTCAAGGGTGGTAATCTTGGCCAGTCTGATATAGAGTATTGGCAGAATAGATTAGATGATATAATGGACGAACTACGAAGTAGGGGAGCTGCTAGTCCTACGCCACTATCTACTCCCCCTAAGGTTGGTCTTGAGATTGGTGAGCGGGAATTAGCAAGACAAGAGTTGATGGGACAGCAAGAATTTCAGGAACTACCCATAATGGAGATGTCTCCTGGTGGTACATGGAGAGAGCAGATTGAGTTGCCTGGTCTTAGCTCTCCTGCTGGACGTCCTCCTCATATGTCCAAGTTTGATATTATTGATGAAGAGGTGGGAAGATTTAGAGATGTTGTCAAGGAGTATGCTGGAAGGAAGATGAGAGGGCTTAAGAAGATAGCTGACTCTCTTGGCATTATATACAATGGGCCACAGCAAGGAATGGGAAAGATTCCTGATATGCACCTATTTACAGATAAGGTGACAGGAAGTACATTCTCAGTTCTTGGTGAGCCTACGGAGTCCAATATCAAGAAAGCATTTGAAGCGTTCAAGAAGAGAGCCTGGAGGTAGTTGTGGGTACGGTTAAGAGAGTCGTTCGTCCTAATGTTCCTGCTGGTTACAATAAGAGACTGAAGCAGATTGACCGTGACTTGTCCTTTAAGTGGAATGAAAAAAGAAATCGTTGGGAAATATGGTGGAAGAATAGGTATGGTAAGAAGCAGCGAGTTCTCATAGTTGGACCTGGTCATCGTTATGAACCATTAACTGAAAGAGTCTTTGGTATTCTCAGAGCTGGCGATGCGCATAAGATAGGAATTAAGTCTATCATCAATATGTTGGAAGAGCAGGATAGGGCACAGCAGGAAGCATGGGAAGCTAAAAACGAGCAGATAGCTCATGAGGCGGCGCACGATGAAAAGCTCATGCAGAGGCTCACTCAAAAGCCTATTGGTGTTAGGACTGAGAAAGAGTATCAGAAACCAAAGGGCATTATCATACGTTAATCATGGACTGCATCCTATGAATCTATACTGCCTTGTCAATGGTAGAGGTAGACTTTGGTTTACTCGTTATGAGCGTTATCTCTGGCAGCCCATCATAAGGAGGGTAATATGCGTGATGCGGCCCAAATAGATGAATGTTTGCAAGATCTAATTCATGATACTACAGCTTCTATGTGGGATGCAAGTAAGAGGTTGAGAGCTATCAATCGGTCGTACGAACAAATCTGCAATAGGGTTATGCAGGTTAATGAAGGATACTTCGAAGAGCATACTACACTTACTCCAGGTTCATCTGAGTGGGAATATACTATCTTTACTCTTCCTACTATGCCTGAGTTGATGGAGATTCTCCATGTGACTGATACTGATGGACGTCCTATTGAGCCTATTGTAGTGCAGCGACGTGCTTATAGTGCTATTGGAGTGTCCTTTGCTCGCAATCTGCAACTCGGCTATTGGATTGGTGGTAACTATATTTACATCAATTCTGAGAGTTACAGTGAAAGCATTCGTCTATATTATACCAAGCGGCCTGCTCTTCTCCTTAAAGGAACTGCCTCTGCTGGTGCTGATACTACTTTGACTTTTGCAAGTTCTCCTCCGCCAGATGTTAGAGATGACTACTATAATCTCTCCTGGCTCATACTTAAATCTGGTACTGGTGCAGGAGAGAGAGCGCAGATTACTGATTTCGCTGGCGGTACACGTGTTGCTACTGTTGACTTCACAACTACCCCAGATGCTACATCTGTGTATGCTACTGAGTCTGAGCTTCCCCCTGGTCATAATGAGATAGTTGCTTACGGAGCTGCTATTAGATGTCTCCAAGGTGATGTTGCTCAGTTTAATAAGCTTGATCGCTTTATAACTTGGTATCGTAAGTTGGAACTTGATCTCATGGATTATATTGAGAATCGACAGAAACAGAAAGCCCGTGGTGTCTACATGAGGAATGATGACTAATGCCATTACAAGATCATGAAAATTTCTTGGATGATACTGGGTATGAGGATCAGCTGTTCCTTGGTCGCTTGATTACGAGTGTTCCTGGATTCCTTGCTGGTACTAGTAACTTTGTCTCCCTATATAATATGCGGTATATGAAGATGGGAGCAGGACTTGAGACCAGGAATGGAGCAAGGAGATTTAATGGAACTGCTGTTGGTAGTGGTGCTGATGTGGATAAGATATGGCAGCATCTTTACCAGCGTGCCCAGACTGATTATCAAGATGTCTATGCTGTGACAGATGAGCGAAAGTTATATAAGGCTGACTCAGTTCCCGAGGCCAGTAATGGTGCTGGTAGTCTTGGTTCCTCTTTATTCACGTTCACTGCTGGTGGTAGTATTCCATCGTTCTGTTCTATTGAGGATATAGCTGTTGGCTGTAATAGTAAAGATCTAATAGCTTACGCTGGATCTTCTCCTTACTGTGCTGGCTTTCTAGTTGGTAATGATATTGATAATGCTACGACTAGCTCAGCCGAAGATGGAAAGACATTCTATATCTACACAGATGAAGTGATGGATGAAGATACTGATACTAAGGCTACATTTACTCTTGACACTCTTACTACTGATAATGTGAATGCTTTCTATGTTGGCTACTGGCAGCCAATCGAAGGAATCGTCTTTGATCTTGGTACTTCTGTTAACAATAATACGGCAACTATAACAATCCAGAAATGGACTGGTTCAGCTTGGTCTGCTCTTACTGTTACTGATAATACTGCGTCTGGAGGTGCTACTCTTGCTATTGATGGTTCTATGACATGGACATTTGATGGCACTGAGGCTCCTAGAAAAATTAATGGTTATACTTTGTTCTGGTATCGTATAACTACTTCTGCACTACTAGATGCTGTTGATATTCTTAAGGTGACAGTAACTAAGCCTTGGGCCGCTATTAAGGATGTTACCTCAGGTGATTATATAACTCCCTCTGGCTTTCTATGGTACGATGCTACAGATACTCGATATGTTGACTTTGTTGCTGAGGTTGCTAGTGAGTCGCTTGGGACAGTTGCAAGATTCACAGATACTACTGCTGATACCGATATAGCTGCTGGTGATGCTATTTATATTGGGTTTCCAATCCGTGTGACTGGTATCGTTATTGATATTGTTAGTAATTATAATAATGATGGTGGTGCTTCAACCTTGACTGTTCAGTATTGGAATGGGACTGCATGGACTAGTTATACCACTGGGACTAACTTGAAGGATGGGACTTCTGCTAACAGCAAAACACTGAATCAAAGTGGAGAGATTCGTTTTGATGATATGGGTACGACTGTTAGACTCCATGTTGTTGGCGGTAAGCCAGTTCCTATGTTCTGGTATAAACTAATCTTTAGTGCTAAGTGTTACAATGATACCAATGATGAGATGCGGATATGGAGAGTTAAGGGGATTCCCGCTCCTAAGGTGATCAAGAACTATACCTGCTGCCTTAATTTTAAGCAGTTTCTCTTTCTCTTTGGTCGTGAGGACGCTCCTAATACTGGTGACTATAGTGAGTACAAGAATCCCTTTATACTTTCTGGAGGCAATACTAGCTCTGTCCAGCCACGTGTCACCTTTGGAGATAAAGATAAGATTACAGGAGCCGTCAACTTCTATAATGAAGCTCTTGTATTTAAGCGTACTGAAGTATGGATGATGGAGGGAGAAAGTCCAGAGACCTTTGGTACATTATTAGTAGATGATACAGTTGGCTGTCCTGCTCCTGAGACGATTCAGTTAGTTAGGATGATAGTTCCTGCCCAGGAAGGTAGACAAGTTCTTCAACACGCTGTCCTCTTTCAGTCATATGATGGAGTCTATGCTTGTGATGGAATTAAGGTATTTAAGATTAGCAGTGATATTGATAACTACTTTGATCCCTCGTATTCAGAAGCTGTTAAGGATGGCTATTTAGATGACTCCAGAGCTTGGTATGATAGACTTCGTGGAGAGTATCATCTAATTATTTACAGCGGTTCTACTCCTACTATTACTGAGTTTATCTTTGATACAATGAATAGGAAGTGGGCTGGACCTTGGTATCGTGGAGTTGATGTAGTAAGTGGCGCTGTAGTGGTTGGTGGAAGTGCTCAGTACCTACAATATGGTGGAGGTACTGATGGTCGATTATATCATCTTGAATGTAATAGTTATAGTGATGTCGATTCCGCTGGTAGTAATACAGCTATTGATAATTATGTTATTATTTCTGATCTTTGGAAGGAGCTTGGCAATAAATGGGGATGGCGTGGAATCTTTCTCTTTGGAGTAGCTCAAAGCTCTGGTAGTATTACTGCTTATCTTGCTGGGGATGCAAAGACTTCTCCTGTTACTCTTGGTACTATGGCAATGACTAATACTGGTTTTGGTAACTTTATGGCAAAACTTCCTAT